CAACTATGAATATTGAACAACTGACAGCCAAGCGTGAATCGCTTCTGGCTACAGCACGTGAGCTGGCATCCGGTGATGGTGACCTCGCACAGGTCAAGTCGATTATGGCAGAAGCCAAGAACATCGAAGAGCGTGTAGAAGCCATCAAGTCTTTGGGCGAGTTTGCACCAGCCGTCAAGCCACAGGTTGTTTCCCAGCCTTGGAAGTCCGGCATCAATGTGCAGAAGAATCCATTTGGTGGATCACAAGACGAGAAGAACATGAAGGCTTATGTCTTCGGTCAGTACGCTCGTCACTTGGCTGGTGTCAAGTCTGCTACAAAGTGGCTCTCCGACAATGGGCATTTGAAGGCACAAACCGAAGGCACACCAAGTGCTGGTGGTTATACTGTTCCTGAGATTGTTTCCTCGGACCTTATCTGGCTCCGTGAACAGTACGGTGTTGCTCGTCGCAACTCCCGCATCTACCCAATGTCCTCGGACACCTTGCTTGTTCCTTCCGCAACTGCATCGACCACGGTCTACTATGCATCTGAAGCAACAGCAATCACGGCTTCCGACATCACATTTGGTCAGGTCAGCCTCGCAGCCAAGAAACTTGCAGTCCTCACGATTGCATCCAAGGAACTTGGCGAAGACACGGTTATCGACCTCGGTGCAGCTCTTGCCCGTGACATGGCTTATGCCATTGCCAAGGAAGAGGACAACGCTTGTTTCAACGGTGACGGTTCCGGCACCTATGGAAGCATCACTGGTATTCTCCGTGCTGTCTACGGCTTGAACGCAACCAAGGCTAACATCGCTGGTGTCGTTCTTGGAGCTGCTTTGTCTGGTGCATCGTTCTCAAACTTTACGCTTGCGAACTTCCAGAGCATGGTCGCTAAGTTGCCAACATACGCAGACAACGCGAAGTGGTATATGCATAAGGACCTCTTCTTCAATGGCGTTGCTGATAAGCTCATCGCCCTTGGTGGAAACGCAATCTTGGACATTCAGAACGCTTACACCCAAGCACCTACCCTGTTCGGCTATCCAATCGAGTGGGTACAGAATATGCCTAAGGCTCCAGCTGCAACAACTCCTGTTGCAATCCTCGGTGACCTTACCAAGGGTGTCGCATTTGGTGACCGCCGTGCAATGACGGTTGAAGTCAGCGACCAAGTTAAGTTCGTTGAGGATGCTTTGACCTACAAGGCAACCGAGCGTTTCGCATTCAACGCACACGACGTTGGAAACGTAAACTCGGACGCTTCCTTGAAGGTTCCAGGTTCGCTCATCGTCCTCGCAACCACAACCGCTTCCTAAGCGTAGCTGGTTTGATCTCAAGCCCTCGGCAGACGTGCCGGGGGCTTTCTCTTTGTCTAATGCGTTGTCTGAGCCTACGGCTCTGTGTGGGATACTTACACTATGTTGACCCGTGCCGAAGCCATTGCACAAGTGAGCCTGTTCGTGGATGCTCAGTCCTACCCGCAACTGTCCACAACCGAGATAGGCTCTATCCTTGATTCCTATTCACGGTTCAGTACATGGACAGCCAGCACGGCTTATGCTGTTGGCGATCGTGTAGTCCCTACTACTCCCAATGGTCGTGTCTATGAGTGCCGTGTAGCCGGTACGACGGCAACCACAGAACCAGAGTGGGCAGAGTATCCCGGTGGACAGTGGAAGGGCTGGAGCGTCCTAGATGGCACAAGCGACCCTGTCCTAATGTGGGTTGATATGGGACCGGCTAACATCGAACGCTACGATGTGCGAACTGCAACCCGGCAAGCATGGTTCATCAAAGCTTCCCGCTGTGCTTCAGACATTGATGCCAAGGAAGGCACAAGCGATGTCAAACTTTCTCAGCTCAAAGCGCACTGCATTGAGATGGCTGAGAAGTATCGCCCGGTGGTGTTCGCATGAGCCCGATTCTCCGTGCAACGCTTCAGGCTGGCTTGGTACGTAACCTATGCCAGACACCTATTGAGGTGCATCGCTTCACGCTGACGGAAGATGGACGTGGCGGTGTTACTGAGACATGGCGCAAGGTTGCCGATTACAAGGGCAGGCTGTCAAACCAGAGCGACACAGAGAGCATTGTAGGCGGTGGCATCCAGCCTTCTGCATCATGGAACATTACACTTCCGGTATCGGCTGATGTGATGCCTAATGACCGTGTGTATGTTGTTGGTGATGATGCCAAGTATTACGATGTGATAGGGACTGACTTTGGACAGACTGACCTTTTGGTACAGCACGTAGGATTAGTGGAGCGAACAGCATGAGCCCAGCAGAATGGACGAATATTGGTATCTTTGTGACAGGCTTAATTGTCACGCTACTTGTGTACATCGTGCAGTTCCTGCATAAGATGGACAAGCGCAATGCTGTTGACACAGCTACGATCAAGAATCACGGGCAGAGAATTGTGACCCTTGAAACGGTGACAGGCGAACTGAAAACGCAGGTCACCAAACTGGAGGCGAAGAGATGAACAGCATATCAATCAAGAGACTCGTGGTCGTTGTTGTCGTGGCTTTCGTGGCTTCATTCACCAGTGTTTTTGGTGATGGCATCCGCACCACTGAAGCGAAGGACATCGCCGAGCTGGGCGCAGTGATGGCACTGTACGGGAGTAAGGCGGTAGCGGCTGGTGTCTCCGCTGCGGTGTCATCTGTGCTGGCGTTTTTGACGATGCCTTTCAAGGGTGTTGAGGCGAACAGCCTGAAGGTGGGCAAATGAACCTGCAAAACTTCCGCATTGAAAAGGAACCAGCACCGTCTACCGACTGGCGTGTCTTTGGTGACATTACAGACGATGCCGGAGACATTCTTGGCACTTTTGGTGTTGATGGAACCAGCGTCAATGTATGGTGGGTCACACAGGATGAAGCGTTTCAATCCGGTATTGTCACTCAGTTCGCTGTGATTATGGCTCAACAGATTGTTAGTGGAGATGCCGAATAATGGCAACATATTACGTAAGGCTTGATGGTAGCGACAGCAATACTGGAACAGGGCCTGGTACAAATCAAGCGTGGCAGACTATACAAAAGGCTTTAGGCGCAACATCTGGTGTAGTTGGCGGTGACACAATTTATATTGCACCGGGACACTATCTGGAACAGGTAACCGTCGGTTTTAGTAATCCGTCATCAAGCGTACAAATCATTGGTGATGTTACTGCTGGACAGTTCACTGGCGTAAATGCTGGTGTAGTTAGACTGTCTGGATTCTCAAGTGCAGGTAATGTAGCCATTGTATATTCTGGATTCATTCTCAAGGCCACTTCTAAAAATAATCTGTCTTTTAGAAATATGATTTTTGAAGGCAGGGGAGATGGCACCTCGTATGGAACAGCCTTAATTGCATTTGATTCTTGTCAAAATTGTTCGTTTACAAAGTGTTTTTTTAGTCAACAAGGCTATAACGGTGCAACTGCTGGTGCAGCTGTAATGAATTTCGTTGCTCCCACATCACTTCCAATTAATGCAACTATTTCAAAATGTATATTTGAATCAGCAGGTCTGATTTTGGCTTTTGATGGCAATAATGTCGCTGATACAACATCGATAAAAGATTGTATTTTCTTTGGTGGTCGATTTCAAATCAGTGCGTTTGAGACACAGTGCGTTATTCAAAACTGTACATTCAGCGGTGCCACACAGAATAGTATTGTTCTGAACTCAGGGTCGGCTTCATTCAAATCCCAAATTAGAAATAACTTATTTCTGTGGTGTTTGAATGGCATACAAAGCACAAGCACGTCTCATCAAGATGAAGATTACAACAGATTTATAGGTACATCTGTTGCTCGTAATACTGTAAGTACAGGGTCAAACTCATCGACTGTAGGTAGTTCACGCCTTGATTATGGATACAGACGATTGGTTGGATTGTCTGCATCTGATTTCTGGACACCTGAACAAGGAAGCCCAAACCAAGGATTCGGAACAGCAACTGGATCAGAGGCAACAGACGTATACTCAACCGCTTGGGTTGGTGCTACTCCAGATGCTGGATATCAAACGTATACACAAATCAATGCCTTAACTCCTACTTATCAGCCGACAGAGCGCAATGCCAGCGCAATCACAATCGCTCCCGGCTCAACATCACAAAGCATCGAACTCTACCTCGGTGCCACAGGTCTTACAGCCTCCACAAGCGGTCTATCAGCCCGATACAACCGCACAAGGACTGCTTCTGTAAGCATTCCTCTAGTAGCCCGTACAATCGCTCAGGCGTGGACTGCTGGTGGCTTTGCGGAGGTAGACGCAACCAATATGCCTGGCGTATATCGCTTAGACGTACCAGATGCGGCTTTGGCGGCTGGTGCTGACGATGTCACTGTAGTGGTCAGAGGAGCGTCTGGTACTAACGGTGCGGTCATGACGGTCAAGCTGAGCAGTGGTGGCTTGACATCAGCGCAGACAGCATCTGCTGTTCTTGATGCTGTTGGTTCCTCTTATGTCACCGCCGGCTCGATTGGATACGCAATCCAGAACAGCAACGTGGCAAGTATCAGCGGTAGCACAGCGGCAGCCGATGAGCTTGAAGGTGCTTTGCTTCACAACGGTACAGACTACATTAGTGCAGAACTCGTTACCCCTGTAACCTCAGCCGCTCTTGTTCGCATGGGTCCTTTTGAGGTCAAGGCTGATGGCTTGGGTGCATCTGATCCGCTTGACATTCAGAAGGGCGCACAACACGGAATCGATATTCAGTGTGTAGACAACAACGGTGCAGGAATCGACATCACCTCTGCAACGGTAACGGCTAAGGTCTACAACAGTGGTGCAACGCTGGTAGACACGTACTCTTGTACGGCAACCTACGCAGCTGATGGACGTGCTACGTTTACGATTGACACAACAGTTACTAACGTGCCGGGCACTTACACTGCAACGATTACACGGACAACGGGTGCAAGTGATACGCAGATATTCGGTCCACTGCGAATCTATGTGAGGGATATCTAATGGCGCTTATCTTTGATTTGACGGAAGACCCTCAGCAGGTCGTGCAAGTCTCCGCATGGGTCGGAGACTGGCACTCCTACGTAGTCCGCTTGGTTGACGAACTAGGAAGCCCTGTGGACATTACGACGGGTACGCTTGGTGCAACCTTCACCAACATTGCTACCGGATCGAGTTACTCGTTTGGTGGTGGTAGCGTGACGCTAACTAAGCAGTACAGCGCACAAGGCATCCTGAGTGTGTTGAATCCTGCGGCTTATCCGACATCTGCCAACATCCGGCTAACGGTATCTTTTACTGTTGGTACTGATGTCCGGCGCTTTGGTCCACTTGAGATTGAGGTGTTGGCTCCGTGATAAAGGTTTCCTACAGCCTAAAGTCTGTTGCGTTAGATTCCTACCGTAGGAATTTAGGGCAGTTGTCTGTGGCTGTAGGTGCTGCCGCTGCTAACATCGAAGGCAACGCAAAACAGAGCATCGAAATGTCAAGCGGGCAATACAAAAAGTATCCCGGACGTAAAGAACATCCGCACTGGTCAAGTCCTCCAGGCACTCCACCAAACAATGATTTAGGTGAACTTGCAAACAGCATAGAAAGCAAGATGACCGGCAGGACATCAGCCCAAGTGAACGTCCATGCAAAGTATGGAATACCGCTGGAGCTTGGTTGGATGACTCAGAGCGGGACACACGTACCGGCAAGACCGTTCCTGCGTCCGGCAGTTGAAAAGGAAGCACCAGCTTTTCAAGCAGCCGTGAAAGTTATCCTGAAGGGTGGCAAATAATGGCATTTGAGCCAGCAGTAATTGAGCAATGGATCTACGAAACCTTGACAGGCGATAGTACACTTATGGGTTTGCTTGCTCCTGACAATAAGCCCAACGGCTTCCAGATGTCGGTATATAACACCATTGCTCCACAGGTAGACCCTATCAGCCGGAAGCAACCTATAACGCCCTATGTTGTGTTTGACCGTGCAGGTAATGCTGGGCAAGACCAAGACGTGCTGTGCGGTAGCCGAGTGTTCACCTATCCGACCTACAGAATCACCGTGTGGGATACTGCAAGTGGTGCGGTAAGCATGTCACAGAGTGCTGCGATCATGTCCCGTATAGACACATTGCTTGACAATCAACACGTTTCGAGTACCTCGCCACGGTTCTATTGCCGGAGAGAATCAACAGCTCAAACGTTTGGTTTAGAAAGCGGTGGTCGGACAGACTTTGGAGTGACAGCGGTGTACCGATTCGTCACGCAACAGTAGGAGTAAATTATGCCTTTTACAAGAACAAGTGCGCTTATCGGTGAAAACTGCGTTGTGACGGTGGCTTTTGGTGGCTACCAAGATGGTACGCCTTCAGCCTTTACCGCTGAGACTTATACCTGTATTGCTCGCTCGGTTCGCTTCTCAACATCGGTAAACAGTGTAGACGTTTCTGCACTCTGCGATACTCAGAACAAAGCACAGGTCACGAAGGCAAACGGTAGTGTTGAAGTCGAGTTCTTGGTTGATTCTGTTGTCGGTCCTATCTTCTACGGCAAGGATGGTTACTACTGCCAGATCGTAGTGACACCGGGAAGCCTTACCGCTAAGACCTTTGTAGGTGTTGTTACCGCTACTGGTCTAAGTGTTGCAAATGAAGAAGCCGTAACCGAGAGCGCAACAATCACGCTTGGTACTAACGGAGTGTCCACCGCTTGGTCGTAGTACACTAGCGCATGGCACTAAGTAACCTAAAACAAATACCGAAAGATGCCGACAAGGGGACTCTAGTGGTCGACTTGTCGGACATCGCTGGTGATGGCGCAGAACTCCGCTTCCGTGAACCGAAGGCGGCTGACCTCTTCCCAGATTCTAAAGAGCTACAGAGTTTGCGTGTAGCATTCGCCGAGTTTCCCGAAGCAATGCTGTACCAGATTTATCTGCTAGGTCGGTGCTATGTACCAGATCCTACAGATGCAGCTGAGGAATCGCCATTACGTGCATTCGGTAATCTGGCACGTACCAGCAAGCAGACGTTCTTTAGAATCCTCGGTGAGTTTATTAGTTGGTACCCAACCGATGACTTACAAGGCAGGGTCAAAGACGCAAAAAACGACTCCGAGGTGTAGCAGGTCAGGTTGCCTACTACACCGTACGGTATCTCAACCGGCATCCATCAGAGACCGATCTAACGCTTGACCAAATCGCAGAAGTTGCGATGATAGGACAAGAGATAGAAAAGCAACAGGTCGAAATGATGAGTGCAATGTTTGGAGGCAGATAGATGACAGTAGCGGAACTCACAGCCAAGATATCGGTTATCGGTGAAGCCGCTGCTGTCCGTGCCTTACAGCGTGTAGGAACATCTGCACGTTCCGTTGGTGAAGCAATCCGAACAGCCGCCGATGCCACCAGACTATTTGAAGTAGCACAGGCAAGCTTTGCAACTGTCACAGGAATCGAAGCCGCTAAAGCCTATGATTCACAAGTCCGTGGTTTGGCTGCATACTCCCGCAATGCGGAAGAATTGCAAGCGCAGTTAGCAAGGCTGCAAGAGATTGCAAAACTCCCAGGCTTAGGGCTAAAGGAAGTCAGGCAGGGCGTTCTACAGTTAGAGGCGGCTGGCATATCCGCTCAGACTTCAGAACGTGCATTGATGGCTTTTGGTAATGCTCTTGCTCTGGTAGGTCGTGGCAAATCTGAACTAGACGGTGTTATTCTTGCACTCGGTCAGATTGCATCTAAGGGTCAGATATCCGCTGAGGAAATCAACCAGATTGCCGAACGTGTTCCACAGGTACGCCAAGCACTGGTTACTGCATTTGGCACGGCATCAACCGAAGCCATCCAGAAGATGGGGTTATCGGCAAACGATGCCATTACAAGAATCATTAGTGCTATGGAGCAACTGCCAAAGGCTACGGGCGGTGCTATTACAACCTTTGAAAACCTACAGGATGCAATAGAGCGAGCTTTCCTACCTATTGGTCGTGGCATCCTTGACATCTTTGGTGCATCAAGTGGTGGAGCAGAACGGCTTATAGATCAGGTTGGAAGGTTAGCGCAGGAACTTGGGAACGTGCTAACAGCGATTGGTAATAGTGGTGTCATCCAAGAGACTCTAGACAAACTATTTAGGACTCTTGGCGGTGGTGGTGGATTCGCCGAGGGCTTTGCACGGATGGCAGCTAACATCCTTGCATTCTTTAGTGACATCGTCCCTACCGTTGAAAATGCGGTGCAATCAATCAAGAATAGCATCGTAAGCGGTATCAATGAACTGACCATCGGTGTACTTGAAAACCTAGCTTTGATTCCGTTTTCTGGTGTCAATGAAACAACCATAGGCGTTGCTAAAGGTGTCGGAGCTGCGTCTGCTGCTCTTGGTCAAACCAAGATGAACAATGTAGACATGGCTGCAACTGCCGAGCGTTACTTTCAACAAATCATGGCTGCATATGGTCCACAAGGCTTACCGTCTGGTTTGAACTTTGGAGGAATCCAAGAACAGAAATCAACAAGCCCTATTCCGACGCTTTTAGGACGCATTGCGGATAACACCCGCAGTGCAGCAGAAAGTCTCTCTTTGAGGCGTGAGACGCTTGGTGGAGGACAACTTGGAGCGGTAGGCGTTACCGCTGGTGAAATGTTAGGTGGTACTGGTGGACCGTTTAGGTTTGGTGATTTCATGGGCGGTGGTAATCAGGGCTTGATTCCAGCAGGGACAGAGCTTGAACGCTCGGTAAGACGCATCATGCGGGATGAAGCACGTAAGAATGGCACTCCCGGAATAATGAAGAGGTTCTGATGGCAAACTCTTGGCCACTATTGATCGAAGTAGACTGCCCAGAACCACGCCCTCAAAAGGGGCGTTTGATTGTTGCAGCTGACGGTACTACATGGGACCTTGCCAAGAGTAGCAATGTCTGGTTGGAGCCTTCCACGCTGACATTGATGCTTGCTCCGCTTCCGGTTACGTCTGCGTGGCGCACAACATATGCCGGTAACTACGCACGATACCAGAAGACCGACTACACGCTAACCACTCCCGCATCATGGAAGCAGATGCAGATCAAGGCATCCGGCGATTACTACCTGCAAAGCCTCAATGTAACCGAACGTGCAACGCTAACAACAGCATGGAGTGCAAACCAACCAGCATATATCAGTCTATATGTACCGGGGCTCAAAGATTCCGACGATACGGTGATACTCAAGGCTGGTTGGGGTGTAGGTTCTGCTGGCTCTGTTGAAGTCTGGTTTGCAGCTAACGGATCTGCACAGGTGTACAAGTCGGGTTCTTTGGTTGGCACTTACCAGCGCAATGATAGCAACATCGCTCCACAGGCAAACGCAGTCTACTTGTCATCGGTAGCAAGTGATTTCATCACCATCATGATGATTCCATGCCGTAGGCGTGAACTCGTGGTGAGTACATCTACCGGGCTTTCGTTTAGCCATGTATTCTCTGACCTGTCGGCATTGACCGCAAACACCATTGTTCCTGCTGCTGCATTCTCGTGGCTAGTGCCGCAAGGACAGGCAAGCGTACAGCTCGCAAAGTTGCAGTTTGCTACCAGCGGTTATGGTGTAAGCCCAGTCAAGAAACTGCGCTATGCACCACCGACCGGGGCAACCTTTAGCAATACCTACGCCTATGATTCAATAGGTCCCGGTTCTGCATCTGCGTCTTATTCTGTGGTCAAGGATGACCTAACAGCCTACACGCCGAACGGGGTTATTACCGATGTACGGGCAAAGGTTACCTTGTCGAGCAGTACCGGATCTGCAACCTATGGATTCTACGAGATTGACTTGGTCTACGATCCAGAGATAGGCAGTACAGCAGATGACCCGGTAGACATCACTTGCGATGTTGAGCGCCTAAGCATTAGCGTAGACGATAACGGTAGGGCTACTTGTAGTCTGACAACCCGCAGGAAGCCCATCACAGATGCAGGTGTAGACCAGCCACAGATTACATCAGACAGACCAATCAGGATTGCTTTGAGCGATGGTGCAGTATCACCTACCTACATTGATGTATTCCGAGGGACGCTTACACCACCAGAGATTACCTATGAGGAAGGCGATACGACAAAAGATTGGAGTATCTTTGTGTACTCTGGTCAAGACCGCTCCCGTGACTTTGACTTGGCATATATTGTGGAGTCATACCCGTACGATGGTTTGTTTGCTATAAACGCCATCATTGACTTGATGCTAATCGCTGGCTATGATGCCAACACTTACTATGGCGGAGATAATCCATTATTAGAGTTGCCATATAATCCCAACATTTCAAAAGGTCAGTATGCTCTAGCTCCTGATTTTTTTGACACTGTTGGTGGTTATCTAGATAAGCTCAAGAACGATTACTACGCTAACTGGATCACCGGCTGGATGCCTACAACAAGCGGGTATCTCTATGTCTGGCAGGATACGCCTAACGCCTCTACAACTCCGGTAATGACGCTATACCAAAGCATTGCAGCGGCAACCACGGCAGGTGTAACCGAAGTGCTACGACCTAAGCGTGTAGTGCGTAGGATGTCAAGCCATTACGAGACACCAGAAGCCACACAGGTGCAGGTCGTTGGGCAAGACCCAGCGACAGGACTTTTTATAACAAAGTCTCTCGTTGATACAGCTGCTGAAACTGCAAGCACAGCACCAGCATCACGACCGTACAACTGGAGAGGCAGACCCGTACCATATCAACTAAGAGACCCAGCACTAACCACGCAGGATGCTGTAGATCAAGCTTGCGACATTCTCTATGATCGTTTGACAACAGGACGTATTCTCATTGAGTGGGAGTCTGATTTCTTGGTTTTGTCTAGTAACAACCGCCCGCTATGGCTTGGTGATGTAGTTCGTATTATGGAGCCTGACGGCACAACCACAAAGGGTGATTACCGTATCATCGGCATACCGACGATTGACTTTGTAACCGAGCAGACATCCGGCTT